CTCATCACCCGCTTTAAGTGGAAATGTCACTGCAAAGCCACCGCCACGAGGAAAGCTCACAGGCACATCAAGAAGTGGCGGTATATCTGCCCCACTCCCATCAGCTAACTGCATTTTTATTTGTATCGCAAGTGATACAGTTTGTTTTGCTGGGTCAAAACTCACAACTTTTGCAGGAAGTGCGGTATGTAAATTCAGTTGGTTTTGTTGGATTTGATGGTCAGTTGCGGTTTCTGGCGTTGCTAAGGTTTGTGCGTAGTTCATTAAATATAACCTTTGATTTATATTTTAAATATGTTATGATTTGCATAACTTAAAAGTTATGAGAGTTTTATGTTCGAGTTATTATTTCACCCTGAAGCATTTGCTGAAATTGAAGCCTTATCTCCAATAATGCGAGCTAAAGCGTTAAATGCTCTGGATAAGTTAGAAACATTAGGCAGTGAGCTTCGTTTCCCGCATACGCGCGCAATGGGTAATGGTTTATTTGAACTGCGCGCCGGCAATAAAGATATTTCGCGCACCTTTTTTGCTTTTGCCATAGGGAAGAAAATTTACATCCTGCGCACTTTTGTTAAGAAAACACAGAAAACCCCACCGTCAGAAATTGAATTAGCTTTAAAACGTTTAGGAGAAATGACCGATGAAAGTTAAATCGATAAGTTACAAACAAGTAAAAGAGACCTTACTTCAAGACGAAGAAACTAAAGCACTTTATTTGCAAGAAAAACGTATTGAGGAACTGCAATCACTACTCCAAGAAATGCGTATTCGTGCAGGTCTCACTATTTCTCAAGTTGCCGAAAAAATGGGTGTAACTCAACCGGCAATCAGCAAATTAGAAAAGAATGCCAGCCGGGCTTCATTTCTAACACTACAACGCTATGCGCATGCTTGCGGTGCCGAATTGCGTGTCGGTGTCATTTAATATAAATGACTGCACTTAACAAAAGTGCGGTCATTTTTTCCTGTCTTTTTTGTCCGATTTTTTAGGCTTTTCTACCTTTTGGAACTTGCCGCCGACAACTGTTAGTTTGCTGTGCCAATCCCCACCGATACCATCACCAGAATGCGCAAGTTTTACAATCTTGTACTCCCCATTGAAGTACTCAATGATAGATTCAACTTTCACAAGTCCGCCAATTTGTAATGCAGGGTTGAGTAAACAAGTCAGCTCTAATCCCTCATCAGTTTGCTCTGGTGCATTAATCATTCCTGTATCTTGAGAAATCAGTACGGCATCATCACTTAGCACTTTATCTTTCGGCAGGAAAATAAGCGAGCCATCTTGGATAGACCAATCAGCCTTATTATTGCGTGCAATTTTGGTGAGAATATCTCGACTATTGCCGTTTAATACCCTACCCCGAGGGAGTTTTCGTTGGTTGGGAATGTCAATGGCACCAGGCTGTACTTTAGGCATCGTCTTTTGCAATTCCTCAACAATCTGTTTGTCTGTTGCCCCTGCTTTTAATGTTGTTTTGGCTCTCGACTGAGTATAGGCTTGATGCCCATCTGAACACTCAAGCGTAAGAACAAAATCCAATCCCTCTCGTTGGATTCTTGTCTTGGTAATATCTCCCGCATAGATTTGGCGTAACTCGCCATAACCAACTGATAAGGCGACTTTCTTATAGTCTTGGCTTAATAATTGGTTGATATGGTCTCTATTTAAGTTCCACACTTGGATTTTAGCGGGATTAGGCTTTTCATTGATGGTTTTATCAATTTCAAACGCAACACGTAATTGCTCAATGCTTAACGTTTCTTGGTCGTTACCAATGTCCAGTTTCCAACGTCTGCCAAATTGTTTCATTGTCTCTCCTTGCGCTATTTAGCAAGTTCAATAAGGACATTTGCCAACGGTGTAATACATAAAGCAAACAAGCCAAGCGCAACGATAACAATAGAGAATGCGATTGCACCTCGCATAATCGGACTTGCATTTGTTTCCATTTCTAACCCCTCTTTTAAGTGTATTTTTAACTTAGTTTTGCTATACTTACTCAAAATTTGTTCCTTCTTTATTGGGAAAGTTGGAATAAAAAACCCCGATAGTGCCCAGCTATCGGGGTTATTTTTATCTATTAATTTACGATGCCTTTTCGCCTATATACAAAAAACATCGAGTGCCCAAATCTTCCATGCTCATTGGGTCTAATTCAGCACCACTTTCATCGTCCAAATAGAAGAAATAAGGCTGTGTACTGCGAGCCAATAATGGTACTCCGCACGCAAGCGCATGACCTCGGCAAATCTGCTTTTGATTTACTGGCTCAAATACATCCATTGCCCAAAACTGTCCAATACTATTAAATCGCAAGGTTAAACGGATTTTTATGCCGTTAAATTCAAAAGTTTGCTCCTGATAAGGATGTTGTGTTAATGGAATTTTAAGCATGCGTCTTACCTCTTAAAAATATTGAAAAGCGAGGAGGTTCTTTTAGGCGTAACGCTCTTTGGCTGAGTCGAACCTTGCTGCGATTTTGTTGCAGATTGAACCGATGCTCGACCGCTTTTATTTTTCCCCGATGCAGATGATTTAGATTGAGCTGTTTTTGTCTCAACAATAAATATCTCACGAGCCGTTATGGTAAAGGTCGCACTGCCATCTTGCGACTGGTTGACGGCGACAGATTGGATTAACATGTTCTTGTACAAGTTAATTCCTGTCTGTATGTCAATGGTTTCCCCCGATTTCTGACAGGCGACAAGGTCGGCATAGCATTTTTGCACTCTGCTATCCCCTGCACTGCTATCAATCAATCCGCCTAGCCCAAAGTCAGGCAAAAAAGGGGCAATGGCTCGCGCTTGATTAAGAATGCTCTTCGCTTGACTATATGCTCCTGCGACTTGGCTAATCGCTCTCCCCGCTCTTGCGATAGTTTGCGATGTTTGAGTGATAACCTTAACTGGCAGAGGAAAGTTGTTAAGAAAATCTATCCCGCCACGAATATTGCCGATAAACGGAAGGTCTAAACCAAAAGTCGAATGGTCGTGGTCAACCATTACACCATTAATGGTAACTTGTTTAGGCTGAATAACTGCATGGTCAGCAATAGCAGCCCCTGATTCAATCGGGTTTTCTGTAATAGATAAATCCGACTGATGGTCCTCTGTTGTAACCACATCGAATGTTATTGTGCCAATACTACGATTGGATACTTGAGCAAAGTTTAACATAGAGGCTACCCCACAACAGGTGATAGTTGATTATTGATCGCGCGAGCCGATTGGTCTGCCACTGCTTTCGGATTATCCGTACCTTGGATATTTTGCGTAATGGTGATTTTGTTGTTGCTATTTTTGACACTGTTATCAGCATTTGAAGTTTTATTATTGACGCCTGCCGCTGCAACTTGTGGTGCAGAAGCATAAGATGGATCAAACATCATCGTGTCATAGGCTTTCGTATTTTGACTTGCCGTGCCTACCTTTTCGCCACTATCACTAAACCACCCTTTTATTGTATCAACAATCGGTGCGATATATTGGTCGTAATAGCCCTTAACCCAATCAAATGCACTTTTGAATGGCTTTTTAATCCAGTCGGTGACTTGGGCGAACTTGGTCTCGATAACATCCAAATCTAACTGTTCGCCAGTAAATAAATTCCACAAACCACCAACAAGCGCGAGCCCAAGTTTAAATGGCAGCTCGAGCATATCTGTGATGAGGGATAATGTTGCACCAATGGGATCGACGCTAAAATTATCGACAAAGTTTTTCCACGTGGATTTTACCCATAAAAGTGCGCTCTTAAATGGCTTCCAAAATTCACCTAATGCACTTTCACCACCTTCAAGATAAGTGATAAAGTCATCAATCAATAGAAATACTGCAGAAAATATAGCAATCCATCTAGTAACTGGATTAGACATAAACGCTAACAATATACGACGACTTAACCATAATAATGCCGCGCCCAAGGTATAGATTACAGTTTTCCACCCAACAGTATGCTCAACAACATTATCAATAGCTGCGGCTAACTCAAACAAAAATGACAGTATTTTGCCAAATCCATTGAGTGTGGCCTTGATAAACTCATTATTCTCGGTAAACCATTTTGTAAACCGCTCGGCTAATCGCTGAATGGATGGCGCAACACGGAGTGATACATATTCGCCAATGGCTGTAAATACCTGAGAAACCTGTGTCAACGCATCTTTAAAAGCGGCGGCAGTTTCTGCATTTTCTGCGTTACCCACCCCAAGTGTGAGCGCACTTGCAAGGGCGATTTGCTCTTTCAACTCATCATTACCAAGACGCAAGGTTTGAATCATCGAACCATCAATGCCGAGTTTCGCAAGCATCGCAATTTGCTCTTGCTCGCCCATTGCTTTCATCTTGTCCGAGATTTCACCCAGCATTTCGCTTGAGGTTTTAACATCCCCATTCGCTTTTTTGGCACTTAGTCCATATTGCTCAAATGATTTAGCCCCTCGACCGATACCTGTTGCCGCTTCACCTATAACACGAGACAATCCTTCAATAGATGATTGAGCGGCCTGTGCGGATGAGCCATTGACCTCTGCAACCTTACCTAAGTTGTAAATTTGGTCGGCTGATTCGCCGGTAACCGCCGAGAGTTGTTTAATCTCATCAAGCGCATCAAGATTAGCATCAACAAAATTCTTCACCCCAATGGTTGCCGCATAAAAAGCCGCACCAAATGCCGCAACTTTAAGAGTGGTTTTATTGATGGTAATGCCAAGTAATTCGAATTTATTCAATAATCCGACTGCGCCATATTGGGTCGCCCATAAGTCAATGATATTGTCAGATAAATTTTCTGTGCTTTTGGCGTTTTCATCTTGTGCTTTGGTGTTTTCTTGGGTGCTTTCCGTATCCTTATCAACAGCCTTGCGCTTTTCCTCAATTGCATTTTTGATTTTGGTAATAAGTTTTTCAATATCATCAAAATCAGCACCAAATGCGACTAGAGAATGTTCTAAGTCATCAATATTTTCGATTAGGTCGTCACCCAAACCAGATAGCAATTCATTCGATTCAATCCATTTTTGCACCCAAGCATCTAACGCTTCATCCTCAGTAAGTCCTTCGGTTTTTATCTGTAAATCATCCAATGATTGGAAGAACTCGGAGAATTCTGGCATTTTTTTGACTTGTTCAGTCGCCTCATTCACTGCGTCTTCCAGTGCTTGGCCAAAGGCGCCTAAACTTTCTGCGGCATCTTCAGTGCTGTCTCCAATTGCATTGAGGAATTGCTCAAACTGTTGCATTGCTTGGCTATCCGCATCAATGCCGATTTTAATCAGTAGTTCATCGAGTAGCATTGCGTTGCTCCATTTGATTTAATTCAACAATGACTTCATGAAAAGATAAAAGGTCGGCTAACGAATAAACCGACCTTAATTCGTGTAGTGAACAAAAGTTTTTTACAATGGGCGTAAAAATAAACCAGTCAACTTTGCTGTCTGACTGGCTTATTTCTTCGCTTTTAGATTGGCTTGAATATTGCTCAGCAATCCGCCCCCACCGATAAAAAAATCAGCAAATTGATACATCAATCCTTCTTTTAATACTGGGATTAAATGCCCACGGTGTTGATTAAAATGGCTATCAAAGCGTTCAGACAGTCGGTATAGTTTGCCATCTTGCTCGCATGAGGTATGTTTAAGCACAATATCCTCAAGCTCTTTAATGCTTGGGTCGCCTAAATTCGCCAATACGGTAGTCAATACGCTTGCACCGAGCTTTTTATTGTTACCTAATGATGATAAATCGACTGATTGCAATAATTTCATTGCATTTTTGAGTGCAGTCCATGCTGTCATCGCATTAGCTGGCGTCATCGTATAGGTGACATTTTCAATATTGATTTGTTTGCTTTCCATTATTGAACACCTTTTTCAAGATTCATCGTCATTTTCTCAAACACAATCGTCCAGGTTGTTGCATTGTGTCCATTTCCACGTACGTAAGGCGCAGGCGTGGTGAAATACCCTTTGCTTGCCGTGACAACATCATCATTGATTAAGTCGCGGATAGCGAGTGTCATTGGTAAATAGGTTTTGATACTGGTTTTTTGTTGATTAAACAACTTAGATAAATAGGCGTTATCCTCGGAATGCTGTTTAATTTTTAGGGTTAATTTACCTGATTGGTCAGGGTTTGCGATAAATACGCCAGTGCCATTCGCACCAATAACCATTTGCCCTGCATCAACTTGGTTGGTCGCATTAATCACATCTGAGCCGTCTGCCCAGTCACTAATTTCTTTGCCGTCTAATAACACGACAACTTGTTTTGGATCGAAAACTGCCATAGTTTTTCCTTATATAAAAAAAGCCCCAGATGGGGCTTGTTAGTTTAGTGCGAAGTAGCTTAGTTGTTTTTTTCTACAACCTGATCAATTGCTGCCATAAAGGATAGAAAATTCGCATTTCTAGCTTGACGTCTGAAATAAAGAAGGTCAAAAAGCAACCACAATAATCCACCAAACAAAGTCAACATGGAAAAGAGTTTTAATATTGCGATCCCATATTGTTTTGCCCGGAATCTATCCACCGCTAACCAACCTAACCAACCGGAATAAATGCCAACATCAGAATCAGGGTAAACCTTAACGCGTTTGAGTACGGCCATTTTTTGAGTAGGTGTTAATGAGTTAAAACGGGGGCGAAGTATATCGCTCTGTTGCTTGGTAAAATTTGGGCGTTCTGTTATGTATAAACGACTTAAATGATCAAAAGGAATATTTGGCACACCATCAATCATTTCTACGCCACTTGCCGCACTATAAATCGGTATTCTGCTAGAAAGACCTGTTCCTGGTATACCTACATTTAAGTTAGCTCCATTTTTACCAACATTAACCGACAGCCCTTTTGCTCCTATTGTAGTTGAAACCCCTTTTTTGCCCAGATTAATATAGACACCTGGTGCAACTTTAACTCTCTTTCTAAAATTAATTGCCATAAGACCTCCTAAAGGGAAATATGGCAAACAGTATAAATGATAGAAAGTTAAAATTCACATCTTATCGGTTATAGTTCACAATCACATCGCTAGAATGAATTGCGCCTGCTAATTTCACTGCGGTTTGAATTGGGGTTGCACGGCGTTGCTCTCGGTCGCTATCAGAGAGCGTATCCATTGGTGCCGCCCATACATAGTAACCCTTTTCAAGATAATCGCCTGTCGTCAAGTTACCAAAGCTATCGCCCGTCCATTGACCTGGTGCGAAAGCGCCATTGTTTACACCCTCTAAACAAACTTTCTCCACGGCAGCAATTAATACTGCTTGGCCTTTGTCTGTTAATGGGATTTTGGTCGGCGATTTATACAAGCGAGCGAATACCTCTTTTTGCACAGCATCGGTAAACCAGTCTAAGATAACAATTTCATCCGCAAATTTACCGCCCATTACCGTACCTTCAGCAATCATCGCTACATCATCAAAATAAGTGTACACATTGATGCCTAAGCGTTTAGCCTTGGAGAACTCCGTGGCCGTAATTTCATCTGCCGTAATAGTCGGTTGCTGTTTGAATTTAAGCGTTAAAGTCGAGTTATTTGCCGCAAAGTTTGTTGATAATAAACGAGCCAATGCAGAAGATGCTGGGTACATATCGTTTTTATCGAACATCGCTAATGTGTGATCTAAACCTGCATCATATAATTTCTTATAGACGTTATCAGCAGACCATTCAAGCTGTTCAACACGAATAACATTCGCACCAAACATCTTTGTGTTAGCCTGCGCGTATTTTGCTGCAGATTCTACTTCACTATCAGTAAGCTGTGCGGCAAAGGTAAAGCCATACCATGCATTATTCAGTTCGGCTACGTTAAATAATGCCTCTGCAACGGTTTCTTTTTTCAAAGAAATTGATGCCTTGCCTACTTTTCGGCTTGCTTGACCATTTTCTAATTTAAGCAATGCGCCAATATACTCACCGTCACCGCCACCATTAAAGGCGTAATGGATTTCTGTCGCTTTATCTTCCCCTGCGTTATTAGAAGTGATGATAAAACGTTGCCCTACGCTATCGTAAGAGATAGATAAAGATGAGGGAAGTGCGGTCAATTTCGCTTGGATTTTGGTTGCAATCGCATTGAAATCTGATGCATCAGCAAAAGATAGCCCATTTACTTTCTTGGTTTCAGTGCCAATAGTTAATGTGAATCGACCATTTACAACCGCTTTAAAACGCTCTAAATCATCCGATAAGGTTGCGCCGCTTAATGTGTTTTTGGTCGCATCAATGGTTGCGGGTTCTTTTTGCCAGCGTGCAATAATTAATTGTTTCGCACGAGGGCTTTGAGCAAAAAATGGCTGTGCAGCTTTTGCTGTTTCTGAATTTGTGCCGAACAACTGTTCTACATCACGTTGATTTTCGACATAAACATAACGCGTAATCGCATCAGCAAATGCTTGTCCTGCTTCTGGCGTGAACAATGCCACGATGCCGAATGATTTACGCGCGGCAGATTTTGGCACAGTATTTAACTGCACATTGACAATCTGCGAGATAGATAATGCCATAAGGCTATCCTCCTATTTGTTGATTTAAATGGTTTGTGCGTTGTTCAACACTTTCTATCGGGTCTAGAGGTGTATCAACAATGTGATGATGGCTAAATACAACATCAAACTGCCCTCGTTCTTCATAATCTGCCCCAACGGTAGCCGTTAAATTGCGGACATCTGAGAAACGAATCACACCCCAGTGATTTGATTTGAGAAAGGAAAGAAACGCTGAACTTTGGAAAATGGCTTTTAGCTTGTAACTCTGCGCAAGGGAATTTCGACCGAAACAAGAGACGCCAACTGTGCTTTGCATTGACTGTGTGATACGCTCACGCTTACCGTCAAATTCTCTCGTGGCCTGCCCGATTTCATTACTCGTCATCAAATCCACGGTAATAAAAGCAGGCAAAGGATTTTCAGGGAGCCAGCCACCAATAACAGTGCCATTAGGTAACTGTAAAGCCTGTTGAATCCACTTTCGCAGTTTGGCTGTGTCTAACGCCGATATTGTTGTGGTATCCATATTTCCCCCAATTTGCTACGGTTTTTATTTTGTAGGTTTCCCCTTCATAAATAACCAAATCACCTATTTTTAACGGCTTAATGGTGTAGATTTTTATTGAAGGGATAAAACGTTCACCTTCTGGCAATAACAACACATCATTAGGAGAGGTAGGCATAACAATGGCAGTCACGCTTTCATCGGTATAACTCGCCCCGAACCCATCGGATGAATGCTCACCTTGCAGATGTTTCACGGTGACAATTTGGCGAAATTTGCTATTCAGAAAGCGAGGATATTGGTTGATTAAACTCATTTAACGATACCTTTTACAGAATCACGCAAGTGTCCACTCCATATAAGCGGCTTTTTCTTAATGCTACTTGGATCTAATGTTGCTCTAAGTTTTTTCCTGCGTTTTAGACTTTTAATATCCTTAAGTCTCCATGCTATTTTGGTTGAGTCATCGTTTTCTACCCAACCGCCTTTAACAATATTTAACTGAACATCGCCTTGCGCTATGGATGCAATGTCCTCATAGATTTTGGCTATATCTATTCCTTGCTTGAAACGCTCAGCAAAAAGTGCGGTGTATTTCCCTTGATTTTTAGACAAGGTTTGGCGCAAGAAAGGACGAGATGGAATATGCTCATTGCCAAACTCCAGTACGGCAGCCAAAGACGCAAGATTAAAATTCTCCGCTCCCTCTACCGGTTCATCAAATTCAGCAGGAAATCCAACGTAAACCGCTTTGTCTTTATCAGCCCTCAATCGCTCAATTAACGCTTTTGCTTGCGCTAAATTCCCCTTAATTTGCACCGCCATTTACGCCACCATTACACCAATGCCAACCAATTTACGTAATCGCAAATACTCTTGGCCATACGCCGTTAATTGATAATCTACATCAGTGCCTGTCAGTGTTGGCACGGCATAGCTAACAGATAACTCACCAGCACTTTCACTGGCGAGATTCCGATTTGCTCCACCGCCACCTTCGGTTGTCCAAAGCGACAAACGCAATAGATGAGCAGTCAATGCCAACACGCCACGTTGGTAGAGTTTTCCCCAACGAGATTGGCTTACTTCCATTTCTGCATCCGATAAAAAAAGGTCGATTTTTGTATAATCGACCTCATTAAATTCGGGATAGCGCTCAAGGAATACATCCGTATCAAATGTTGGCATAATGACTCCCTAGTAATCTACGTAAAGTGCGGAATTTGGCTCCATAAAGGTTACGCCACCAAATGCCATGCGTAAGCCAGATTCATAAGCTAATAAGCCTTTTTGTTGAGCAGCTAACACAGTTGGCGACATTGGGATATCAAAGATAACGTGTTCTTTGCTGTTTACATAAACCATTGCACGAGTTTTGCCACTTGTGACACGAGTACCAAAGTTTGATGGCAAGGCTTTAATTGCCACGTCACGACCTGCTGCCGCAGACAAGCTCTTAGTTAAGAACTCTAATGCAGTTGTGTCAGTATTATTGCGTTGCGTTAATGCTAAGTGCGCTAAATCAAGCGAATCAATCGCAAAGGTATTTGGCGCTTCAATGCGTTTGGTTTTCTCCATACCTTGTAGGAAAATTTCCTTAAAGAACGCTACCGCTTTATCAAAATCCATCGCTTGGACTTTCGTATTTGCTGCCGCGCCTTTGATGTTGTACACCTCAACAGATTTGTTGTTTAACAAACCAGTTAAGCGAGTATCTTTTGCATGGCCCAAGAACGCTACTTTTTGTAAGGTTTGTTGTGCGTTTTTATTTAACGCCATAATTTTGGCGGTATCTAACGCTAACCCTAACAGTTTGCCTTGTTCAAGCTCTGGTGTTGTCCAGGTTACGGATTTAGCCCATGGTACAATGTAAGAGCGAGTAGGTGTAAAGCCAACTTCTACTTGGTCTAATGTGCTTGTGCCAGTGGTAATTAAACCATCATCAAGCGAACCGTGCTCATCTGCACCATAATGAAGTTTTTCTGTAATGCCTACAGCTGCTTGTTGGTCAACATAGACAAATTGCGGGAACACAATTTCAGGATATTTAGTTTCTGAAATTTCTTTGCTGACAGCCGTTAAGCCGTTTTGTACATAAGTTAATAATGACATTCATCACCCCTTATAATTTTGTAATCATCGCTAATTGACCTTTAACGTCAATCACGGTGTAGCCTGTTTCAATCGCATTTGCATCAGTTTCGCCTTGGATTGCGCCAGTTTTACCATCGCCACCTGTCGTTAATACAAACACTTTACTACCACGAGATACGGTTTTCTCTGGTGCAATATTGACCCAAATCGCATCGCCTGTACCAATGTGCATCACATCGGCTAATTCGCCATCAGACCATTCATCTCGAATGCGACTTGCTAATACCACGCCGGCCAATACATCTGTCTTAGCGGATAAGGCTTTCACACCACCTGTAGGATTTAACGCCACAAATTCACCTGCTTTTACTTTGCCTGTGACTTTTTCTGCTGTGGTTTTTGCATTTGCAAGATTGCCCTTGCCTAATTCACCTGCACGTGCAGGCGCTTGTTCGTAAGCGTAACTCATCTAATTACTCCTAACTGTTGTAAGTTTTGTTAAAATCTAATTTTGGTGCGGCTTTAGGTTCTGCATCACCAAGCAAAATACTGCCAAGTGATTTGCGTTCATCCGCTAATTTCGCTACAACCGCTTTTGCTGTTTGATATGCACCAGAAATTTCCTCATCAGATAATTTGGCTGCTTCGTCTTTTGTAAAAATACCCTGCGCCACGACCGCACTTTCTTGGATTTCACGCACAGTAGCGTTATCCGCAAAATTGACTTCTTTAAATGCGGTTTTAGCATCAGCCAATACAGCAGCTTGTTTTGCTTCTGCATCACGTTTTGCTTGCGCATCTTTTAGCTGTTGAATTTCAGCGTCTTTTGCCGCTAATTTTTTTTCATACTCTTCTTTGTTCACGTCATCTTCCTTTTTGTTTTCAGGTTCAGATTTCTTTTCTTTTGGTTCGGTTGGTTGTTCGCCTTTTGGCTCTTTACCCTCTTCACCACCAGACTTTTCTTCTTCCTCGATTTGTTTTTTCTGTTCGTCCGACAACTTGATGCCGAACGCACCTAAAAACGCATCGAGAATTTTTGCGGTTTTCCCCATAATGGTTTTATCCTCATCGGCAAGTTTTACACTCCCACCGCAGCGACCCTTTGCCACAATCGCTACGTGGTTGCCGATCATCGGCGACATCTCAAAATCTGCATCTTGTACCGTGGATGGCTTAATATCGCAGTCATACCCGCAAGATAATTGCTCAACACCATTCTCCTGCACGGTCTTAATGGCGGACTCATCATAAATCCAAGCCTCTGCCGTGAGTTCATCACCCACTCGCTTAACATTGCGCACGACACCGACCGAGAGTTGTTTCCAGTTTTTCGCATTCACCCCATCTTTAGGGTGCCCGACGGTTAATGTGGCATTCTCAAAACTCTTAATCGTTTCATCGCTAAACAAAGATTTCTCTGTGCGAGCGACCTTTTTAATGCCGTCTTCTTTTAAGCCTAGCTCTTTAGCGAGGTAATCAAATACCCCAACTTTAGAAATGGTTGCAGGCACAACTAAAAAACCATCTTTAGTGATGGTTCTTTGTGTGGCTGCTTGAGTGGTTTTGTCTGTAAATTTCATTTATTTGCCCCAATAAAAAACCCGACCATTTCTGATCGGGTTGTTTGAATAGCTGAATTTAATTTAGAGCCATCATTTGATGGTAAGCATTACGCTTGCTTTCTCGCAAGGATTGTATTTCTGACTTCGTCAGGTGTCTTACGTGAGTTAATGATGAATCTTGCTTCCCATTCTGTAAGCCGCGAGAAGTCGTAGCCAAATTCTTTTTTCCACCAACTTTCAAGTTCGCCATATTTACTCCGTAATTCTGCTAATGTGTCTTTAGATAGCCTTAATTGTACAGAATATTGTTTGCCAGTTAAAGCATAAGATGCAATAACTTTTCCTTTATTTTCCTCAATATAACCTTTTAGACTAGCTAATGTGCCACCTTGTGTCTGCGTGTCATCTAAAATAATAGCATATTTATCTTTTGGAACTATGCCATCAAAAGCTGGAGAATAAACCAATCGATGCCATCCATCTCCCCCAGTTCTAGATACTTTTGTTGCTTGAACAATTGATAAATCAACAGGAATATGGAGTTTTTTAGATAATACAGTAGCAATAGCTACAGGAATCATATTTCGACCAACAGCTTCTTCTGCGTGAACAGGAATTAAAATTGCATTTTTATTGCCAACCAATTGCTTCAACTTATTTACCGCATCATCTGTAACTAAATCTTTCGCAAGTTGATAAGCATCTTCAATACTACCCTTTTTAGCATTTTCATATAGCGGATGTGATGTTGCATCTCCTAATTTCCTATCAATGATAGTATCAGGGAAATCATCAGACCATTCTGAGCGCATTTGTTGTTTTTCCTGTTGGCTAACTATTGGACTATTTTTCACTATCTGCTCGTTATTATCAAGCACCGGAATCTGAACGCACCGACAATTAAAATCATGGCCAGGGTGACCAGTATCGGCAGGCGGATTGGCATATTCGAATATCAGCCCATCTTTTTCCGCATGACTTTCGCGCACACGCTCATCACCTGATGTTGACCATATGTATTTTTTTATACCAACCTCTTCATGTCTCGCTTGCGTTAAAGCGGCGTTTAATTTTGAGGACTGGTCTCGAGCAATAAACATCGCTCGTTTTTCGGTTGTTTTGCCTAAGTCTTTTATTTGTGCTGCAAGGTCTTTATTTAAAGAACCCCGAACCATCGCTTGCATGACGGCATTTTGCACCTTATCAAGATATTGCGAACGAATAGACTTAATTAACTGGATATTGCCAGCGGTCAATGCATTCACTTTTTCAGCAATATTTGGACTATTGCGTAAATAGGTGGATAAATCGATGCCAGTTTGATTTTTTAGATTGGTTGATACTTCGGCATGGTTTTGCGCATCACCACGACTAACAAAGCCATTGGCGATATTCTCAGCCTGTGAAGTGCGGTCGGATTTTTCGTACTTTTCTAATACTTTCATCAGTGCTTTTGCACTAATCGCCTGAAATCCTTTTTCATCATCCATAAAAAGAGAGCCTTGCGGTTGTTGCAGGGCTCTTTCTATATCATCAGTCATCGTTTTGACTCACTGCTTAAGCCGTTGTTTAAACCAAAGTTCCACTGTCTTC